TGGAAACTTTTTTGGGATTATTGATATTTATGTCCGTGATTGTATTGATTACAATTTGTATTGCAACTCTTGTGGTTTCTGTAAAGATATATAAAATGCACGATGTTAGGAATGAAGACGGTGAATACGCTTGGATGGTTCCATCTAGTTTTATTTCTTTACAGGAGAGATTAAACGAGAGTCAAGAGAGAATAGTTGAAAATATAGGTGAATCATCACGTAATCAAAAAGAAGTTGGAAGGTTGCTTGAAAGCTTGGTTAGTGTTACACTGTCTTTGAGCCAAAATTTAAATGGAATACAAAGAGATGTCGAGAAAAAATGATGATCTTGATATTAAGTACTTGGGGACGCTATATGCGGATTTGTCATCTGCTAATAAGCGTCAGGAAGAAACTCTAAGGAAGTTAGAAATAATAGCCAGGGAAACGAAAGCTTTCTTGGAATCTCAAAGCGAGAAAGTTAATGATAATAGAAATAAATTAAATGATCATGATATTAGGATAAGGGATATCGAAAAGAAGCAATATGGTTGTAATGCACAACTTGAAATAGGTATTATTAAGCGTCAGTTGAATAGGTTGGTCGCGTTTAAAGATATGATAATGTCTAAGACAAATGAAGATAGTAATGTTTTAGATATACATGCTGAAAGACTTCAAAGGGCAGTTGATGACGCTATGATTAAACAGATGCCAACCAAAATGTTTATAATTAAAATGTTACCTTGGATGATAATTGTTTTTGTAATTGGAATTGCATTAGCTACTATAATAACTACAAAAATGTTTTATAATGAAAACATACCTATTCCAAATCCATCATTAGATATTAAGACGAATTCAAGTTCATTGGTAAATAAAAAATAAAGGATGTAATAAAATGGAAATGAAAGAGCTAATTGAAGGGTTACTTGAAAGTAAAGAAAAAGTATCTAATATTTGGAAAGAATTATCAGAGGATATGAAACTTCTTTCTGATATTGAAGTTAAATTGTTTTTGTTTTCAAAAAGTATTGATCGACTGAATATAGATAATTCAAAGTTGGAAAAAGCTAGAAAGGCTTTTGTTAAAGCTGGAGATGATGTTGTGGATGCTTTGAGTGATATAAAGAAAAAAATATAATTTTAGAATTGAAGATTAAAGTTGAATAGTAAAAACAATGGAACAATTTCGTTGGGAATATCTCCGAGTAAGAAAGCTATCGCTTCTATAGATAGTTTTAGTAAAAACTTAAATAATAGAATAAAAGATGCGATGAATTTCTATTTATTAGATGTCGCTAATTTTCTATTAAATGAAATTAAAAAGGCTGGGGTATCAATTAGTGTTAATGGTAGAAATAAAAAATATGCTGATGATTTAAGGATAGGTATATTGTCTGAAAATATAGATAATGATCACGTTGCTATTTATTTGGATAGTAGTTTGGCTGAAATAAATGAAGAATATTCATCTAAAACGGTTTTGTATTTTATGGCGCATGCTGGATCTCCTAAGTGGGTAAAAATTCTTAACAGGTATGGTCCATGGCCATCAAACATGATTCCTTTCAAGATAACATTGGCTGATGCTAAGATAGTATCAAGATTAGCTAGAAGAGATGAGTTGTTTGATATTCAAAATAGAATTCTAAGTAAAAGTGATGAGATAGAGAGGGCATTGTTGAATGCTGGTTCACCCATTGTTAATATAGGTGAAAATTTAAATGCAATAGGTCTTAAAGTTTATGAAGATATAGGTTATAATGTACTTAGAAGGGAATTTGGTTTTGATGGTTACAAAAAGGAATCTCATTGGAGGCCAGCAATTAAAAAAACAAAAAAATATGCTGCTGAGTCAATGAATAAAATAGGTGAATATTTACAAAGCGGCGATAAATATATATTTGATTTACCTGAAAATGTTGATAATATAAATTTGTCCGTTGTTAAAAACATTGAATACTTTGAGAAAAAAATTGAACCATTTATTAAATAGAAAGTTGAAAGGTTAACGATGAATGATGTGAAAAAGGATAAAGATTCAAAGGATTCTTCTAGAATTGATGACTTGAATAATACTTTGACTGGTGTTGAGAATGATTTATTGCGAAGAGCATTAGATAGGAGTAGAGGGGAACTAGAGCATGCAGTTGATTTCATAAATAAAGCAGCCGAGGATGGAATTATAGATATTACATGCGATGGTTGTAGCGATGAAGAAGGTGAAGGAGACGAGGATAAGGATTAGGCGAACTCGAGTTCGTTTGTGGCGCTATGACGATAATAGGCACTTTAGATATTAGGGATTTTGATATAGGTTGTATGCTTACAATTGGTGCTGAGGTTATCTATTATTCCATTGATGGCAGTCAAAGGGCGCAATATGTTGTCGATATTCCAGCTATAAACAGTGATATTGCTAGATTTCAGAATAAGATACCTGTTTTTTTTGACTCTCCAGAGGATCCATTTCAGGATTATATTTTGCCAAGTTTTGTTTTTGAAACATCGTCTATGAATGATGCTTTTGATAGGCAACCGTATGCTGGTACCGTTGCGAGAGCACCAGCAAAAGATGCAGTTCCTGTATATACAGAATATGGAATTGGATATAGTAAATATGAGGATCAAATTAGGCCAGATCCTTATGATATATCGTTTGATCTTAAGATATATGCTGAAAGGAAGCAGGAAGTTAAGATTATGGTTGGTTATGTTATGAAACGTATGCGAGCACCATGGTTTAATTTTAAAGTTGTTGACAGTTTGGGAGAAGTGAGAGAATATGATGCTGGAGAGTTATCTTATTCTAATTCTTCTGAGTTGGCTGATATTGCTGATAGAACTGCTAATTGGACGATGTCTTTTGTTGTTCGTGCAGAAATTGATACTTTTGATGGTGTTTGCTCTCCTGCTATGATTGATCCTGTTGTTGGAATTAATTTAGGAAATGGAGGATAAAATGGGTTGGTATTATTATTCTGGAAAAGTAGTTCGTCCTATTATGATTAAAAAAGGCAGGTCTGTATCTGTTAGACCTAATTCTAGAGTTGAAGTTTTGGATGAATCAACATTTGAATTTAAATCATTGTCAAGACGCGGGTTGCTTAGAAGGACTGGAAAGCCTAAGAATTTAAATGTAGAGGAAAAACCTGTTCCTACCAAGAGAGTAGAAGATGTTGTTGTTAAATCTGATATGGCTAAATCGATAGCGGAAAAAGGTGTAACAAAATCTAAAGATGTTCTTCCATCAAGTAAAATTGTAGAATTAACAGATGGTGAAGAGACATTAGGTAAAGATTTAGAAGAAGATAAAGAAAACGTTGGTGATGTTGATAAAGCTGAAGAGTTGCCATTGGGCGAATATAAATCAAAGGAAGGTAAAAAGAGACGCCGATAAGTCGGCTTTATCAACATGGAGTGAAATATGACTGATTATACATATCCTGGTGTATATATTCAAGAGGTTCCAAGTGGTCCTGGGCCGATCAATGGTGTTTCCACATCAAATCTTGGTCTAATTGGTTTTTCAACGAAGGGTCCAATAAACAAACCCGTGATATCGACAAGTTTTCAAGAATTTTCCAGAAGATTTGGTAGTTTTACGGAGAAGGGTTTATCTGCACACGAGGCATTTGCTTTTTTTGCTAATGGCGGTCAAATTCTTTATTTTGTAAGGGTAGTGGCCAGTGATTCAGAAACAGCATATTGGGATTTTGCTGCTGTAGTAGCGTCGGAATCTGTTTCAAACACAGCACAAGGTTCTGGTGTTTATGATTTGTCCCTAGATAATTCTCCTGTTATTCCTGCTACATTATCTATTACTTTTACAAACTCAGGAACTCCAACAGAGCAAAATGTATTCACTGCTAATGCTAGTGGTGTAATATCATTCGATAGTGCAAATTCTGGTGCATCAGCTTCTGGTGGAAGTGGTTCTATTGATGAAGATACCGGTGAAATTCATATTGAATTAACAGATCCAACTCAATTTACTGGTAGTACTGATTATATTGTTGCTGATTACAGTTATAATATTTTCAGATTCAGGATGGCTTGGCCAGGGTTAGCTGGAAATTATTTTAGGGTAAGAATCCTTCCTGGTAGTGATGATTATCTTGTTCAGGCGGAAGCAAGATGGACAAGGTTTACTGTAATCGTAGAAGAGGATGTGAATTATGATGCGACCAATAGGAATTGGTCTATTGTAGAAACATGGGCTGATTTAGTATTTGATGATGCAGATGATCCCAATTTTATCACCACAGTTATAAATGCCGATGGTGCTGGATCGGACTATATTGAAGTTGTGGATTATGGTAACGGAGAAAATCCAACTGCGCTTGCTGGTACTCAAATTACATCTGAGAGTGTTTCTGATACACAGGTTCCCCAGGGTAGCACATCAACACCTCCTGTTGACTATGATGGAACAACAAAGGGTTGGGAATATACTCTTGCAAATGCTCCATTTGAGATGACACTTGGAATGTCTTTTCAGATGGCGGATGGATTGGTTTCAGTGAGTGGGTCTGCAACATCAAGTGCAGCTGTTCTTACGGATACTTCGGCTAATTTTACTGGAGGTGGAGCAGTTGATAATTTAGCTGGTAAAGTTGTTGTTAATATAACACAGGGTGCATCAGCTATTATTACAGCCAATACCGCTACTACAATAACGGGTGTTTTAACGGGTGGTGCTGTAACTTGGACTACAGGTGATTTGTATACTGTAATTGAACCTTCCACAAAAATAGGTACATCAATCGGAGATGCTGGAGGAGATGAAACAGTGGTTTCACCAGGGAGTGCATCTGTTCCGGCACAGATAATTCCTGGTACTGTTGTTATGCAGTTAACTTTGGCATCTGCTGGTGTTGTTACTGTTATCGATGATGGTTCTGGTAATTTATGGGATGGTGTTGCTGGTTCCCTGGCAACAATAAATTATACAACTGGTCAAATAACTGGGATCACTGGTACTGTTGCAAATCAGATTACTATTCAAGATGTTACGGCATGGGGTTCTGATAATGCCGTTTTAAGTTCAAATATAATGTTTGGTTGTGTTTATGCTGTTCCTGTAGCGTTAGAGGATGATTCTGATGGTAATATGTTGATGTCAGAAGACCAGGCAACCGGATATCCTCAGAAGTTTTCTCTGAATTTGGTTTCAGGTGTAAATACAGTTAGCTATACCACTGGAGTGGTGGATTTAACTTGGAAAATAGAGGGTAATCCTGCTGCTGCACCTGTTGGGGCTTATGCTCAAACTGCTAGTTATTATACTAATCCAAGTTCTGAAATATCGGCTATATTAGCAAATGGATCTGATGGGACATCAGTTACGAGCGATGATGTTGTTGGTCCGGATTTGGCAGTTGATCAACAAGGAATTTATGCGTTTGGTCAAGTTAATGCAATGATGCAATTGGTAGCAGCTGATTTTCAAACAGATACATATGTTGCAGATGCTTTGATTACGTATGCTGAATTGGTAAAAGATAAATTTGTGATTTTGACGGTTCCCCATGGATTGACTTATCAAGAATCTGTAAATTGGAAGAAATTCCAATTGAATAAGTACACATCATATGCAGCTTTATATTATCCGCATATAAAAATAGCCGATCCTGTTACTGGAATTAATCAAGATATACCGGTTGGTGGTCATATTGCTGGTATATATGCGAGAACAGACAATACTCGTAATGTTGGAGAGGCTCCAGCTGGAACGGAGAAAGGTGCGATTAGATGGTCAACAGGTTTGGAAGTTGATCTAACACCAGAACAGGTTGGAATAATTTATAAAGATAACAAAATAAACGCATTGGTTGATTGGCCACATACCGGAAGAGCTGTTTGGGGAGCTAGAACGCTTGATATTTCTGGTGGTGAGTGGCCGTACATACAAATGAGAAGATTGTTTATGTATATTGAGAAGTCAATATTTAACAGTACACATTTGCATGTATTTAAAAACAATGGGTCATCATTGTGGAGTGCCATAAGGACTCAGGTTGTAGCATTCTTGCTTGGTAGGTACCAATCCGGATATTTTGCTGGAAATAGTCCTGAAGAAGCGTTTTTCGTAATATGTGATAGGTCGAATAATCCTCAAAATACAGTTGATCAGGGATTGGTATTTTGTGATGTTGGTATTGCTCCAAATAAACCAGCTGAGTTTATTGTGTTCAGATTCCAACAGAAATCACTCACAGATTAAATAGGATAATGTAATGAGTGAAATAAAAAGAATACCTAATGTAATCGTTCAGACTTTTATTATTGGGTCTAGTATATCTGGTGTTGAACCAACTGGAGAGGGATATTCTTTTGACTTTGATAATAATGTTGGTACCAATTTTACAGTTGATGAGGCGTTGACATGGACAGGTGGAACTGGGTATTTGATTAGTATAGTCGATAGTGGACTAACTGGTAATATGGTTATTTCGTTGGATACGGGTGTTGCACCAAGTGATGGATTAACTATAACTGGTTCGTCATCTGGTGCCACTTGTGACGTTGATGGAATTGTAACATATGAAGGAGTATTGGATTCTAATGAAAGTATTCGAAGAGGAAGATATCGTCAGTTTTCCGGTTTGTCTGATGGAGGATTAGTTAATATTTTAGAGGATGATGCTTGGAATGGTTTTAAAATTAGAAGTGTTTTGATGAGTGTTCCAGGTATAACAGCCGTTGATTTTTTTATTACTGATAGACAATCACATGATATTTTTTCAGGTAGTGCTAGTATTTCATCGGGTAATGCATATCACGATTGGAGAGATTTGGGGTTATTAGTTGCACCTGGATGCAGTTTTAAAATTGTTGGAACTGGTAACTTGTCATCGTTTGGTAAAATAATGATAATTTTGGATAGGGGATGGGCATCTGATGTATTTGATTCTGCTATCCAATTAGGTAGGGATAATAGACCACCAGGAATGGTAAGGACATAAGGAGTTTTATAAAATGAGGGCAGCAAACACAGATTTTATGCAGAATTTCAGATATCATGTTGTTGCTAACAATGGTGATGGAGATCCATTGCAACCAGCTATTCAATCTGATAGGGAGGGTCATGAGACCAATGGTCAGGCTGGTTTTCAGTCTGTTACTATTCCTGAGTTGTCGGTTGAAGCCAGTGAATACAGGGAAGGGATATCAAGGTGGACTGAAAAATATCCAGGTGTTCCAACCGTATCTGATCTTACCCTAATGCGAGGTGTTACGAAAAGGGATACGGCATTCTTTGATATGGTTATGGCATCAATACTTGGTGATGAATATAGAGCTGATGTTACAATTTATCATTATCAGAGATCTGAAATGGACTTGGCTACATCTGCTACAGTTGGCGATACAATTAGAAGGATAGAGTGCGGTGAATGTTTCGCTACAAGAGCAAAACCAAATGGCGATTTAGATTCTACAGCTGGAGATGTTTCATTGGCTGAAGTTGATATTGCCGTTGAGAAGTTTGATATAAAATATTCATGATATATAAGGAGAATGATATAAATGGCCAGAAATCGCATATTGGATTTTATGCAAACACATAGATTCTGGTTATTTGATGTTATTCCTAGTTTAGCTCGTCCATTTTATGTATTGGGTACTCCATTCCTTGGTTTTTCAAATATTACTGTTCCAGAATATACAGCTGAAGTTGATACCATAAAGCAATTGAATTCAATGTTCAAAAAATATGCTTATAATGGTGGTCAAGTTAGCTCTGTTACTTTGACGAGGGGAGTAAGGGGATTCGATGACAGCATGTGGGAATGGATGTATAGAGCCATAACAGGTTTAGAAGTAACAAATAGACATCTATTGCTAATTCATTTTACTAATATAAAGTTAGTTGATATTAATCCAAGAATTTCTTCTCATGCTTTGAATACTATTGCTAGAGGGGATGTTGAATCTCCGTTGGATGGCATTCAATTGCCAACAGATGCTGGTTTGTTTCTACCTGGTAAGGCATGGTTGTTATGGAATTGCATACCAGTAAGATATAAGGGTGCATCTGATTTTGATGCGAAAAGTGGAGAGGTTAGTTTGTCAGAATTAGAAGTTCAGCCAGAAGCTATGACTGAATTTACGTTATTGGATCCAGTATGAAAGGTGTATAGACATGGAAAAGTTTGATAAGTTGGTTTCTAGAAAATTGATTATAACAGTTTTGACAGTTGTATTTTTAATGATTAATGATAGATTTAAATTAGGTATAACTGAAGAAACTCAATATAAGATTATTGGTTTAATTGCAACATATCTTGTTGGTCAAGGTATTGCTGATGCTGGAAGTCAAGGTAAGAAGAAAAATAAAAATATAGAGTCATCACCAAAAGATAACAAAGAGTTAAAAGATAACAAAGAGTTATTAGAATAATAAATGGAACAGTCAACACCTATATTGCTTAGAAAAGATATTGCTATTAAATTAATGGCATTTTTCAGAAGTTATATACCCAATAGGTTTTCAAGAAATGCATTTGTATCACCAGTTCCAAGGATGTTCGGTGGTGGATATCTTATGTTATTCGTTTCAAAATTATTTAATGATAAAACTGATGAAGTTGGATGGTTTAGGGTATACATATATGTTCCAGAGGATGAAAATCTTAATATTCTTATTAGGATAGAATGGCGTAGAAATATATTCGGTTTTTGGTACAGAAATGATTTGTGGATAAAAAGTAATATAGATCCAGTTGGTGAATTTCATTCTAATATAAAAAATATGATGAAATGGGTTTATATGACTGCTGATGGAACAGTGAGGATTTCATCTATGAATAGATTGTTTAAGAAAATAAAAGTAAATCCTGTTAAAGATAAAGCGATAAGAAATGGCTTGGTAATGGGATGAATATTTTCATGTTAATCTATATTGTTTTTGTAAATATTAGAAAAGGAATCTTTTAAATGACTAAATATTTAAATGATTTATCAAGATTTATTTCTGATAGAAAAATTACAGAAGAAGAATTTTTATCCAATGATGAACGTCGGTTGTTTAGATCTTTGAAATCAATGGGTGAACGTGCAACAAAGGGTCGAGATATTGATAGGTATATTTTTGAAGTTGTATATAAGGGAGGGCGTTCAACATTGAGAATGATTCTAGAGGGTAGACATTCTATGTCTATTGGGAATCATGTTGCAAAGCGGTTTCGGGATATGGACGAACTCGAGTTCGTTGATGTTATCAAGACTAAAAATGGGGCTAAGGTTGTTCTGAGACCGGTAAAATAGGAGTTTAAAATGTCAAAATTGAATATGTTAGCGGAAGCGATAGATGGAATATTATCTAAAGAAGATGGAATTATTTCTGAAGCAACAATTCCAAATAGTATTGGAAAGCATGTGTCTGCTTTAATCTTAGGATTATCGAAAGCAAAAAGTGCCATTATTTCGTTGGATGGTGTTTATCACTATGCTTTGAATAGTACATTTCAGGGTGAAAAAACTAAATCAAGGAAAAAAGTAGAAGTAACTTATTCCATCATTAAAGAAATGGAATCTTCTATTGATGGTTTACTTGGTAAATCAAAATTATTGGATAAAAATGTTTCTGTTGCTGACAAGGAAATTAGTAATTTATTTAAAAAGAGTTCAAAGACAGAAGATGTAGATAATAATATTAACGAAGGTATTTCTGATGATGTTTCTAATTTAGCGGCAATGAAAGTATTGATTTCTTTGTCTATGTCTGTGTTAAAGAGAATGAAGGGGAGTAATTTATTCAAATTTCAGAAATATTTATCTGATATGAATAATATGATGGACGATGAAATTGATAAAATGGATAACGAGCAAGAGCGTCAATTTAATAGTATGTATATGCGTAGAATTAGACGCGTTAAGAGTATGATATTTGAATCGTTTGATATTGATTTCGATGATGATCAGGATGATGAATCAGATATAATATTTGAAGAGAATGTAAAGAAGGAAATATCTGATGGAATGAAAATGTCAGGATCAGCTTCTAAATCACTGATGAAAGCCATTGGGAGAATAGATGGTATAAAAACTGGTTCATATATTGGTTCTGATGGTTGGGGTGTATCTGGATTCTCATTGATTAAAGATGATGTCAAGTATCCAGTTAGAATAGTTGTTCAGTATAATGATGTTGGAAAAAACAAAGGTGGTTATTTAGTAGCATTTGAAGTACAAACACCAATGTTCCAAAGTGGTAAACCAGATTATAATTTTAGATCTGATCTCGATGATACTATTGCTAAAATTACTATGGATATACATGGTGCTAAATATATAGCTGATAGATGGTCAAAATTGTATATGCAAGTACCTCCGGGTGATGATCCAGGGAATATTGTAAATAAAATAATAAAAGAATTTCCTGTTATATTGTCAAAATATATTAAGGAGAAGTGATGACAACTTCATCTGCAAATATAGCTGGTGTAATAAAACCAATAGGAATGGTTAGGCGTCCATCTGGATTTGTATTTGTAACTTCAGATGGATCTTCTAGTAAAAAGAAGAAGAAGAAGAAACCGGGAATATATGAAGTGATCTCGGTTGATAATGTTACGATTATAGGAGAAATGAAAGAAAAGCGTTATATTGTAAAGGGTAAAAAGGGAGTATGGCGAACAATTCGAGGTAAGCATTACTTTTTTCCAGACGATAAATCTGGGGTAATACCTCCGATAAATGGATCTGAAAAATGAAGGTTGAAGAATTATTTGATTATATTGGTTTTGATAATCCAAAGAGAATAATTAACGAGGGTATATCTAATGGTGCTGCAGAAAAACTTGTTGATAACATGATATATAATCCTAGGACAAGGGCATCTCTTGATAGATATGGAATTGAAGATGAAGCGTCTATTAATAAGTTGAGACATTTTTTGGTTGAATGTTTGGTTGAATTTTTTAGGAAGTAAGATATTGGACTATTTCCACGATATCTTTATCAAGAGAACCACAATGATTTCCAAGTATCTTCAAGTGTTCTGTTGATTTCTAAGATATCTGATGGCTTTTCAATAACTGGAATATCAGATAGAATATCAGATAGATGGTTTTTTACAGTTGAATTTCCAGTGTGAACTACAACAGGTATATTGGATTCCTGTATTATCTTCATGCCGTCATTTTCATTGGGACAATCCCAGTCTGTTAGAACAATGTCAAAATTTCCGCTTTCTATGGCTTTAAGACCATCATTCGCATTGTGTCTAACTTCTATGGTATTCCAGTATCTTTTCAATGCCCGAGATAGCATGCGGGATACTTCGATATCATCATCTATAATTAATAAATTTAGGCTTTTCATTCTTCTTCATCATCATCTTTCAGTTTGGCGTTTAGTAGCATGGCCATTCTTCCGATTGAGATTGCTTTTCTGATATTGAAGAGGTTTTCTTGGGCATCTGCTTCTTGTTGTTCTAGATATTCAAGTTGTTCTTTTCTTGTTGGAATGAGGGAATGACCTATAATTTTGAGTCGATATTCCTTGGGATCTGTTAGGAGGAATTTGCATAATTCTTCCATTTGTGGGTTATCGAAACGTACCATTTTTTTATCCTTTCTGTGTTTCCACAAAATATATTGATAGGTTTATGATGTCATCGTAAGAATAACCATCAATTCCAATCCAATATTCTATTTCATGTTCTGCATAGGCTAGGCATTGACCCCAGTTTGGATCCATTTGAGCATCTTTAATGGATAAAGATGATTTTGGGATCTTATTAGAAGTCTTTGCAGGTTTTTTTGTCATTTTTGCGTCGTATCTTTTTGGATGATTTCTTGGCTTCAGATCTTGTGGTCCATCTACCACCACCTGTTCCATTCATTTCCGTTTTTGTTTTTCGCCAGTATCCCATTTTTACCTACCATGCGACATAGATGGGTTTGTTGCAGCCTTCACAATTTTCTTTATTTGATTTGATAAGATGGCTATTCATTATCCAAACTGGAGATCCTTCTCGGTTGTTTTTTATGCAACATTCTGGGCAATAGAGATATCCGAATTTATCAACTAAGCCCGTTATAGTGTTGTTTTTATCGTTTTTTTGATAAAGCTGTATTTGGGATGCTTTCATTTTATACCTCTTTTAAATATGAAATTTAGAGTTTAACCATTGATCGAATTTTTTGTGTTGTTCTTTGCTCCATCCGTGTTTTGGGATCTCATTTGTTTTCATTGACCATTCAGATCTGATATCAGAAATCCAAACTATAAACCCTGACATTTTACCTCCAGGATATTTATGTGCGTCAATTTCAAGTTGTTTTTCTGGAGTATTGTTATTTGATTTTGCATAGGCTATGTATCTGGATTGATATTTCATTTTATTTGTCCATTCCTTGTATTACTACATTCATATTTTGGGACAAAAAATGATTCAGAGTTGAAACAAGAATGGTTTTTTTAACATTTACAGATTGGGTCCCTATTCCATAACAATATTCAAATTTATCTCTTCCCATATTTGTTGATGGATACATTTTGAAAAAATGATTATGAGTATTTATTTCAATTGTTATATCTCTAGGCATTTTGTTTTTATCCTTTCGTCGAAATCTCATCGACTATCTATATGAAGGTTAAGGCGTAATATTGAGTTTGTCAACATAAATTAGTAAAAAAGTGTAAAGTGTTTGATTATATTATCAAAAAAGTGTTATATTTACTCAAGAAACTGATGTTTTGAAAGGTTTTTATATGCCAAGGTTGAATGTTGAGATTAAAGATGGAGTGTACAAGAGGTTTTTAAATCAATGTGCTGAAGATGGGAGAAGTGTTTCAGATGTAATAAGGGAATTGATATTGGATTATACAGAAAGAAGAGTTAGGGAGAAATATAAGTTGTTAAAAATAGAAGAGAGTGGAGAGATAGAAAATGTCAAATGAAGAAGAAAAAATTGTGTTGGATAAGACAAAGGGTAACGTATTAGATGTTTATCCTGGTTGCATGGCTGTTGAGTTGCCAGCTGGGTATATATACGATGGAGAACTTCATATTAATGCTATACTTAGGGAGATGAAGGGACCAGAAGAAGAGTTATTGGCAACTCGAGGACCTATTGTAACTAGGCTAAATAGAATAATTGGTAACTGTTTGGTCCAGCTTGGTTCTATATCTGATAAGAATATATTAAGAAAAGCAGCTTGTGAGTTTATAGCACAAGACAGAATGGCCATATTTTTAACTCTAAGACGTGTTTCACTTGGTGATTTTTATGACTGTGATGTTATATGTCCAAGTTGTAATACAAGACAGCATGTTACAATTAATCTATCTGAAATAGACATATCACCAATGCCGAACAGGATGGAACGTGATATTACCAGTGAGTTGACAAGTGGAAAAATAATCAAATGGCATGTTATCAGTGTTGATGACGAGGAATGGCTTACAAGACAGAGAAAAAAAGAAAAAGATAGTAATTTGATGACATTGAATCTAATGTCTAGGATCTATTCTATAGATGGAAATAATTTAGATAGAAAAAACAAATATAAAGAAAGTCTTGGGATGCTAATGGATCTTTCATTGAGGGATAGAACTGAGCTTAGGACATTGTTTGATAAAAAAGAGGAAAATATTGATACCAATGTGGAATTTGAATGTGAGAGATGTTCTCACCAATGGGAAAGTAAGCTGGATATTCAGCCAAGTTTTTTCTTCCCATCGGCCAAATAGGTGTCCTTGAGGAAGAGATTTATTATTTGATGGAAAAACAAGGGCAATCCTATTGGGCCATAATGGATATTCCATATTCTAGGCGTAAAAGGTTAGTTGATAAAAAATATGTACAAGATAGATCGCAGGCAAATGTTCAAAAAAATATTGGTTTTAATGCAAGACCAAGAAAAAATAGATAGTGAACTCGAGTTCGTTTTTGTGAGGTGAACATGTTTCTCGGAATGGGTTTTGAATTATCTGCTATCGATAACGGAATGTCTAAAATGTTCGAAAAAATGGCAGATACCTATAAGAACATGGTAGATTCAATGGCCAAAAAAAGTGAAAAATGGGCTTTAGGAACTGGCCACATGATAGGGAGAGTCATAATACAGTATAAAAGACTTGAACCTACATTGTTATCAATAAAAGGTGTTTCAAAATCTGTTTTTTCTGGGATGATAACTGGTTTTAATGCTGTCGTAAGTGGAATAGGAATGGGTGTTTCTGCAATTGGTGGATCTTTTAAGAAATTATATGATGGAACCAAGAAAACATTTAGAAAAATGTCAGATATTGCTATGAAATTTAATGTTGCCGACATAGCATCACAAATGAGAGGTTTGACCGGAGAAACTGGAGATCTTACTAATAGTTTAGAAGCTACAATGGTCGGAATGATGCAATCCACAAAGCCAATTGCTGCATCATTAAATTTATCATCAAAAGAGATGGCAAAGTTTTCTAGCCAAGCTGCTGGTATGGCATATGGTATGAATACGTCTGCTGATGCTGTTGCCGAAACAATGAGATCTATATTTATTGCAAACAAAGGTGCAAAAGAAGCAATGGAATCATTGAGTATGTCTACTAAGGATTGGGTTAAAATTGTTCAGACTACTAATGTTCCAATGTCTGAATTTACTGCAATTCTTGGTGATATGACGACTAGTTGGCAGGCTTCTCCAAAAGAAGCAGCTAAAATGTTAGATAATCTGGTAGCTATTGGTAAGGCTGCTGGAACTGGAACTGGAGCATTGAAAAATGCAAAAGTTCAATTGGATGAGCTTGGGGAACTGTTTAAGACATTACCACCAAGTATGGCAAGATCGTCCGATGAGATAATTAAGTTAATGGAATCTTCAGCTAGGATGTCTGGTGTATTCAGGGAAATGGGGGATACTCAAGAAGAGGCCATAACAAAGGCAAATACCGTTGCTAGAATGTTTGCTGAGCAGGATGTTGAAATACAAAAGGCATTAAGTATAGGAAATAACAAAGCATTAATGGATAATCCTTTGCTTAAATATTTGATGCGTCTTGGGGTTGGATTTGATGAAGCGAGAAATATAATTTCTATTGGTAGTAGAGATACTGTTGCTGGAATGAAAAAAATAAACGATATTTATACTCGTTTTGGTGATGATGTTTCACCTCAGGTTCAGAGGGCATTGTCTGATTTGAGTGGAGCACTTGGGGAAGGGGCAGCTGGATTATCATACCTGGCAGCGAATACTATTCAAGGGTCAAATGCGTTGAATAAGATGGCAAATCTAGCCATAAAGGGGAGCGGATCTTTGAGGCAATTTGGAAAAGATGCCTATAGTTCTGGATTGACACTTCAGGAAACATATGATCGTGCTAAATTATCATTTGATACAACCATACGAAGTATTGCCAGGGGTGATGTTAGGGGAATTGTTAAAAAGCAAATAAGAGGTATGCGAGAAGCTGGTAAGGAGATAAAAGCCCTTGGATCAGATGAGACATGGGGACCATGGGTTAATGCACTGTCTAGATTTAAGCAAATGGGAATAGGTGGTATATTTTCTTCTATTGCTGAGTCTACAGGAGTTGGTGTTGAGAACGCTTCAAAATTTGGAGCTAAGGCAGGTTTGGTTTTTGATACTGTTAAACAATTTGGATCTGAGTTAGCACCGCTTATGCAGTTATTTGGAATGACAGGTCCATTGGGACCGTTGATTGCTGCAGGTGGTATTGGATCATTGTTTGCATTGGATGATACTTCTGCAAAGGATATTCTTGGTCCATTCTATGATATGTTTTCTAATTTTAAGAAAATGGTAAATGGTTTATGGGATGATTTTTCTGATAAATTTATTGATGTGTGGGATAAAAAAATATCACCTAAATTGATGAGTTTTTGGGATAAAGCAATAATTCCATTTATGGAGGATTATGTTCCTAAAATAGGCCAAATATTTTTAGATGGTTTAAAATGGGCTTGGGATGAATTTTGGAAGACTGATGTAGAAAAAGCTCTTGATATGGCTGAAAAGATTAGGCGGGGAGAGATTAATGTTTCTGATTTGAGTAAAAGGGATATTGAAAAAATAACATCTAAAAATAAAAGTGTTATAAAAGAACAAGAAGGGGCATTAGGATTAATACAAAATATGGGGATGATGTCTGCTGGTCCATTTGCGGCTGGTGCTGCATGGGCATCGGCACCGAAAACAACTAGTACAATTAAAAAGATAAAACAATCACAGCAATCCATTGATTCATCATTAGGAATGGATTGGGTTAATTGGGATACTGAACCTGTTACGAGAGGTGGAGAAACTACAGCGAATGCTTTTGTTGATGGAGTGACAAGTACACTTGATAATTCAAAAGAAAAAATAGATGAATCATTCGGGTATGCTGCTGAAGGTGGAATGTCAAGATCTCCAATAAAAAGCGGTCCACTGTCTGGAGAGGGTGAGAATAATGCTGTTTATCGTGGTGGATATTGGACAATGGAACAATTCGCTCTTGGTGTTACGTCTAGTACAGAAATGATTAGAAGTGCAGTTGATTCAGCGTTGAATGAATCAGTGATAATGACAATAGATGAATATGCTACCAAGATGAGAGATCTTGCCGAACAAAAAACATTTTTAGCTTCTGTTGCCAAATCTATAATAAGAGATCTTGGTATGGATATAGAGACGACAGTAGATTCTAATGCAGATGTAAATGTTAAGAAAAATTTAGAGGCAGCATTGAGTGTTCCTGGTCTTGCAAGTGTTGTTTTGGCTGTTTCGAATGAAGGAGCACAAACAAGAAAACTTCTAAAAAGAATATTAGATGAAAATGTAAAGCAAACTTCAATTATGAGTAGTAAATCCGTTTCTGGAAATACAGGATTGGTTACAACTGCTCCACCACCTAGTTGATGAGGATTATAATGTCAATTGGTATAGATCCGAATCCTAGAAAAAACCTTTTAAGATCTGGTCCATTTTCGTATATGAATTTTATGCCAGAAGAATTGGTTTATGATAAGGAAGTTGGTAGTTTAATAAGATTTAGATCTATGTTTGAAATGCCAAACTGGAATGGAGTTGAAGAAGAAGAATTTACATATATAATAACCGGTCCTGACGAAAGGTTAGATAAAATTGCTGGTAAATTTTGGGGAAGTGATAGAGTAGAATTATATTGGGTTATAGCCGCTAGAAATAGTTTGGACTTACCAGATGTTCAATTGTACAAAGGTAGGAAAATAAAAATTCCATCTAGTAATTGGATAGACACCTATTTGTTGCCACAATCACAGGATTATATTTCAAAATGAAAATAAGATTTATAGATCCAGTTGCTCAAGTTATAATAAAAGATCCAGAAAACGGAGAAGAATGGCATTGGGGATCAACATCTTATCCATTTTTGACATCCGTAACAATGAGTTGGGATGCAAATATGACAATAGGTGGAATGTTGGTTGGAATTGATATGCCATATGATTACGCTTTGCATGCCTTGGATGCTACCGTTACTCCATTTAAGCAAAATAATTTAGTAAAAACTAGAATTGGATATGCATCAGGTGGTTGGACAGAATGGGCTCATGGTGTATTGGCAGCTGGTGGAAAAGGGTTAAGTATGAATCCTGATGGTTTGTCCGGAACTTTGGAGATTAATACTATACCTATGAAACCATCTGGATATACAATATCAAAAGATATATTAAAAAATTCAGGATATGATCCAACTAAGTTGCTAAGACTTTTAGCTAGGGAATTAGGGTATGAAATAGATATTACACCAAATGCTTCTTTGAATATGAATGCATGGAAACTATTGGAACCTAAAACTACTTCATTTAATAGCAGATATAATTTTTATGCTGGATTAGATGGTAAGGGTATTTGGGAGGCATTTAGAATAGTATGTAAAGAAAATGATTGTTCGTTTTTAACACGAGAAGTTAATAATAATAAAAAAATTATTATTCATACTGAAAAAGATCTTACTTTTGGAAACGTGAACGATAATCAATTTGTTAATAAATATGTTATTCGTGGTATTGTTGATAGTGAAAATAATCAATATCCTTGTTATGGGTTTTCTCCTAAATCTGATGAAACCGTATGGCTTACGCATATACCGACATCAGCTGCAAGTGGATCAAATGGATATGGGATTGATACTGAAACAGCAAAAGATGTAGAGCATAGTGTTAAATCAGAAGATCAGGATGATGCAAGAGATGGAAAGGTTGATAACACAGAACCACAGGATATTAAGGCTTCGGATGGAATGGAGAAATATATAGCGGATACGTTTAAAGCCGATGGGAAACTGGGGACATTTATGAGTGCTCCGATATTGCCTAATGGAATAGAGATGTTTAAAAATCAGGTTAATAAATTCCAAAGACAGGGAGATCCTGGTTTTCATATTGATATATCCACTTTAGGTGTTCCAAATGAAAAAGTTGGAAATTTATGTCAACTTTGGGGAGCTGGAGTTTTATTTAATGGGACTTATTATATAGAAAGAATGACACATTCGTGGTCTCCTGGTACATGGGATATGACATTGGGTGTTCATAGGCGTGGATATAAATCGGTATCTGGTGAGCAGAAAGAGTCTGCTGGAGGTCAATTGCCGCGATGAAAGTAATCGAGTGGCTTAGAGATTATCTTGGTGATGTAACAAGGGGATTGGAACGTTTTTGCGGTAGATATTATGGTATTTATCCAGGTAGGGTAATTGATTCATCGGATCCTGACAACAGGGGGAGGATTAGGGCTACTTGTCCGGCAATAAATATGCCCAAGGTTGAAGATGTTCCGGCAGGATACTGGATGCTTCCATGTGCCAACGGATTAGGTGAGGATGGAAATGGTAAAATGACTGGTATTTTCTATCCACCCGAAGAAGGGACATTAGTTTGGGTTCAATTTGAATATGGAGATCCAAGGAAACCAATATATATGGGTGGTTTTTTGACAAAACGAAATTCATCGGACACTTTTTATTCAGATGATGCTGAAAACAAAGGTCCATCCAAACGTGGATTTAGGACAAAATCGGGTCATTTTATAAGATTCAATGATGACAGTGATAATTTAGAAATAACAG